TTAGGCGTCTGTTTTGCTTTCTCGGGGAGATTCTGGGGAGAAATCGCCGTTTCTAGCCGGCTCATCTCCAAGTCGTTCTGATCTCCATCCAGCCATTTGGAATAGGTTAGCCACCGACGGCAGTGCCTGGATTCGTGGCCTCAAGCCAATCGGCCGCTTGCGGACCTGCCAGCCCATCAGTTGGAACACGCGTTGCACGGCGTTCTTGTTGAATCCCAACAGATGCGCGACCGTCCGGTAGCCAAACGACGGCGACTCTTCAATCATCGCCTTGATCGGGGTGACGAACTTCGGATCGACCTTCGGCGGCGACTTGACCGGTTTGTAATAAACCGAACGGCGCGGCACACCGAACCAGCGGCACACCGTGGCGATCGAGACGGTGATGCCTTCGGCTTGCAGTCCCTGGCGGATCATCTCGATCACTTCTCGTCCTCGCCCAGCAGGGACTGCAATTTTTTTCTCGCGCGCAGCTCCAGCATCGCCTCGCCATAGGCCTCTTGAAGGTCCTTGAGCTGACGCTCGTATTGCTCGCGCACGTCCTGCGGATTGGCGCGCAGCGCGTTCTCCATACCCCGCTTGCCATCATCGACCAACTGCTCGACCTCCGAGGGCGACAGGTCGTATTGGCGGCTCGCCTCGGCCACGATGGTCTTGCCCTGGATGATGTCCAGCACCAGCGCGCTCTTGCGCTTGGCCGTTCAGCGTTTGATGTCGTCTTCCATCTTCGTGCTCATCGTCAATTCCCTCGATTATGACGCGAGCAGGTTTTCACTGGGTCAATACACATGAGCACAGCGGAGCTGGCTTTCGGTATCTGGGGCCATTTCACTACATCCGGCATTTTGGTACGCGGCCTAGATCCTTCGTCCTTCAACGAGATAAAAAGCGGGACTACAAGTACGGCAAGCAAAGCTGGCGATGGACGCTCGAAGCTGTTCGACAATTGGGTGGGCGTGCCAGCCCCAAGCAAGTCGAGGCATACACGGTCGAACGAGTACCTGACTTCAAGCGGGCAAACGTCGGCCCGGACCTACGGATGCTGTCGGTGAACGAGTTCGGGAGAAGTGCATGGGCGGTAAATCGGTCGGCAAGGCGTACCGATGGCTGGCATCCAATGGATGCGCTGTACAGGCGTGACGACGTCGAAGATATCGTCTACGAACTCTATGATCCTGATCCATGCCGTCCATGGCATTTGGGAGCTTGCTGCGGATTCTAAAGGGAATATGCGTCCCTTCCGGGTCAGCGATTCGCCAGAGATAGTCCGAGTTCAGGTCGAGTTGGAAGGCGCCAAGGCATTCGATGCGACGAATGATAATGATGGAAGGACGAAGGTCTTGATGAGCATTGCCCGCAGGCAGGGCCAGCCCAAGTTTCGCCGAGAGCTTTTTGCCGCATATAACGAGCGCTGCGCGGTGACGGGGTGCCCAGTCAGGGAGATTCTGGAGGGCGCACACATTAAGCCGTATCGAGGTGAGCACACCAATCATGTGACGAATGGCGTGTTGCTCCGCGCCGATGTTCACTCGCTTTTTGATTTGGGATTGCTGCGGGTGTGTCCAGTCAGTTGGACGGTGGAAATGTCTGATCAGGCGCGCCCGAGCTACGGTGAGTATCACGGTCAGATGATGCGGCTCCCTAATAGCGAGATGCAGCGCCCCGATGCAGAAGCCATGCGACAGCACTACGAGCGTTGGGCGGGAAACTTCGCTCTCGACTAGGCGATGGGCGAGGATCGTCGCTATTTGTTGATGTCGTTGCCGAAGTTGGCGATATCCAGCAGTTCTTCGAAAAAGCGGACGATGAAATCGAGCATGGCATTGCTCCATTGGCTGAGCAATGAGACGAGGGAAAACTGGCGGGAGGAAGATGCCTCTATCATTGCGGCTTTGTATGAGTCATCTGAAATCCATGGTGAAACGTAGAAGATTGGCAGGCATGATCCGCAACGCTTGGAACGCGTGCATCTCTGAGCACTATGTGTATGCGGAAATCAACTCGGAAGCGGCTCTTCAGACCTTGTTTTGTACCTACCTATTCAGGGATTTCGGGGTTCATAAAAAGGACAAGGTGTGGCGCCTATTTGTGGAGCCGCGCTTGGAGTCTGAAGATGGAAATTCCGTTGTGCTACCTGATGTTCTGGTCTGCAATGCACGACGCATAGTCGGTGCGATCGAGCTGAAGTACGCGCCGAGAGTGGCTGCCGCTTGGGAAAAAGACATGAACACCTTGGCGGGCCTGGCAAATCGCTCGGGCGCGACGGGCCTAAAGATTGGCAACAAGCGCTATCTCGGGCCGACTGGAAAGCTCATAAAGGAATACGAAATCGCCGAGGACGCGTTGTTTGTCTGGGCCAGTGTCAGCGCGAAGGAGTTGAATTATGAAGAAGCTCCCGCCGGCCTGAAGGAACGACAACTACTGATCGCCGAGGCAATAACTTCGCCAGACGATTCGCCTCGGCTGCAATATCGGGGCAGCGTAGGAGAGCGTTGGCGTCGAAAGTGCCCTCCCCATGCTTCGCGTGATATTGCTTTGTGAGCACGAAGGGCACCACCCCGCACGCGGGGCATGAGCCGGGGCTATCAGCGGACCTTGAGGCAGGAGAGCATCCGGAACCGGCGTAGTGGCTAGCCCGCCAGCGAGGTGACGAAATATGAACTCAGAGGAGCATTGGATGGAGTACATCAGTGTGGTTTGGTCATCCGGATCTAAGGAGGATCCAATTCGGATGGTTTCGGAGCTAGACGCGGACCGCTTCGAGCGTCGGAAGCTGGAATTTTTTGAGGACGGAAGCGTTGATGCTGCTTCCGATTTTCAGGAGACGCCTAGGACAGCGCTTGGGACGATGGCTGTGCCGACGGTCGAAGAGATCAATATCGATCGGCAGTTCACAGCTCAATTGATTACAGCTGCCGATTTCGAGGCCCTTTGGGACGCATGCAGATAGTCGGCCGCCAGCTTCGGTAAGCGCTGACTCGCAGCGCTGGCCGAAACCGCCTGGTCGAGTACCAGGCGTTTCTCTACCGTCTATCCGGCCTGTCTCCACTTTCAGTGCTTCGCTTGCGTTGGTCTTCCGCGGCGGTGGCACCCGGTTGCTGTTTCGCACCATCTACGTGGAACTGGGCGCGCCCGCGCGCGGCCCCGATGTGGGGCATTGGCTATGTTCGTTCTCCTTGTTAATCAGTATGCGAATCCTGAAAGAAACGGGCCAGACTCGACACTGGCTGTTTGCGCTAATGTCTACCGCCGAGGTGTCCCAGGGGCGACTGCGTGTGACCGGTTACCGGCGCAAAAAAGCCGCTCAAGGCGGGCAACCAATCTGCAGTGATTTGGATACAAATCGTCGGGAATTGTTAAAGTGAGAAGGCTTGCCCCCAATTGCACGCACAAGTGGGCGTCGACATCGCATATGGAGAAAAAATGTCGAGAGTAAAAAAAGCCGCCTTGTTAGCCTTTGCCACGGCCTTGATCGCTGGCTGCAAGACAACGGTCGAGACTGAGGTCAGCCTATCCGACCTGCTTACCTCGCCGACCAAGCAACTCGCAGGCAATCTACTGGTGGAGGTTCCAGCCTGCGAAAGTCTTGAGGATTCGCGCCAGCCCTCGGAGGTCTTGCTGGACGTGCAGCAAGCCGTTCCAGGCATTTTTTCCGATGCTAAGTACGCAGAGTGTTATCGAAAGGGGTTCAATTCATTCGCACGATTCTCATTGCCGATTTTTCTCGACAAAGACAGGGACGGAAAGCTCGCGTCGGATTCGCACATCAACTTGGGATCCAATGAGGAGGGGCTACTGTCGGTCGGCGTTCCTCAGAAAATCAAGGCCAAGATTGTTGCCGCTCAAAAAAATTCTCCGATCGGCGCCACGGACTTGAAGTTCACCATCAAGGTAAGGAATGACACGGGTAAAGACTTCACGTTTTCCGCCCTTGCGGTCTTCATTGATCAAGCGCCGCATGTGTTCAGCACGTTGACCTCCAAGGCGGGAGGGGCGTTCGTCGTAACTCTATCGGACGTTTCTGCGAAAGCCGCCGTTGACAATGGGGGCGCATTGGTTTTGCTGCACAAGTCGGAATAGTGCTCCTCTCTGTTTTTGCGCAAGCGGTGTTTCTAGGCAGGAGCGCTGGAGGCGGGCTTTTGGGGAAGGGCGGCTTGGTAGGCTGGCTCCAGAGGGCCAGTACCGGCACTACCGCCTTCTTTGCTCGCGAATTCAAGTGACCTTTGTCTTGGTGGCGCATCTGCAACAGAAGGCCTATTCCGTTAGCCACATCTACCGGATGTTCGGCATCAGCCGCTCTGGCTACTACGTCCGTGCGCTGCGGCGGTGAGAGATGCCAGCGGTGGAATGCTGACCTTGGAGTCGACCGCATTCCGATAAGTGGAGTGGCCCCAGGCAAGGAAATTCAAGCCCTAACGGCGCCTACAGCCTGGCTTTTGCGATTTCGACGGCCAAGCCAGACTCGCTTCGGTAAGATCGCTCGCTGCCTGGTAGACAGAGTATCCTGCCCCGCTCGGGGCATCCCAGGGTCTTTGAGGTGCTTGGGTTCGTTGGGCGGCGGCTATTGCCAGTTGCGGATCGCCAGGAGTTTCCGGCTAGTTGTCGGGGGCCATTCCTCCCGGCGGAATCCGCCAGGCGGTAAGTCGGTCAGGGCCGAGAGTGTCCGAGACTCCCATCACTCAGCCCGCCACCGCCCCGCCTCATCATCCCGCAACCGTGCACCCGCCCACACAACCCGCCCCAGCACCCGCACCGATGCCCCGTTCTCCAGCGGGATGTCATCGTGCAAGGAATTGAACGATCGCGCCACCCATTGCCCGGTTAGCCGTTCCCTGGCCACCGTCTTCACGATCATCTTGCCGTCGTAGTTGATGGCATAGACGCCGCCGGCGGCGATGTCCTGCAGCGTCAGGCTTTCGTTGGGGACCACCAGCAAGGCAGCGCCGTCACGGATGACGGGTTCCATGCTGTCGCCCTTCGCGTACACGACGCGCCCCTTGCCGTTGTCCGCACCTACCGACCGCAGGAACGACTTGCGGAACTGGATCATGCCGGTCTGTTCTTCGGCGTGATTTTCGATGGGGTCGCCCGCCGCCAGGCGCACGTCGGCCAGCTCGGGAACCTTCTCGAATCTGTCGTTGGCCGCGGGCGGCTCACCCACTCCCACATTCGCCACCACGCCAGTCTGCGTGCTGATCCGGACGCGGCCTTCGCGCTCGGTCTGGTGCGTGGTCTTGCCTCCCTCCCACGGCGCCGCGGGCAGGCCATCGATGCGCAGCGGGAATTCGTCGCGCGACAGATAGCTGTCTATCAGCGAGTCGCTGCGCAGGACCGTCGGCATCGGCATCGGCGGCGCGGCAGGGGTAGGCGAGACATCGATCCCCAACTTCAGTTGAGCGATCGCCAATGCGAGCGCGCCCTGCAGCTTGTTCAGCTGGTCCGGGGGCAAGGCGCGCACTTGTTCTTCCGGGATGCCAGGGAAGGGCCAGGGCGCAGGGGGAATTGCCAGCGCAGCGGCTGCAAGGGAGCCATCGCGTGCAGGCAGTTTCGGCGGGCTGCCGTCATACAGCCATTGCGCGTTCACGCGCAGCAGCGGGGCAACCTTGATGCAGGTTGCCATGTCCATGCCGTTGGAGCCATTGAACCAATGCGTTGCCGCGCCGGAAGAGGCGCCTGCTGCCTTCCATAGGTCTGTCTTGGTCAGGCGTGGTTCGGCCGCGTCCGCCCGGCGGGTCGCTTCCTCGTTGAACGCCTGTGTGATTCGCTTCTGAAAGGTCATCTTAGGATGCTAAACAAAAACAATCTTAGTTGGCTTGCATTTAGAATCTTAGCATTCTAAGATTTAAAAATGATAGTCGGGTAAGAACGGGCGGAGGATGCAGGAGCACGCATGAACTACTACAGCCACAACATAGGCGACTACGCCCAGGCCACGGCGCACCTCAGCCTGGTTGAGGATGCCATTTATAGCCGTCTGCTGCGCCGGTACTACGCGGAAGAGCAGCCCATCGTGGACCACCTGCAGCAGGTATTCCGGTGGGTGGGGGCGCGGACCGAGGAAGAAAGGGAAGCCGCCACGCAGGTCCTGTCCGAGTTCTTCGTCCTGCGGGACGGCCATTGGCACAACAAGCGCGCGGACGTGGAGATTGCCGCTTATCACCTCAAGGCCGAGACCGCCAAAGCCAACGGCAGGCGGGGAGGCCGGCCGAGGCAGGGCGACCGCAGTTCGGAACAACCCAGCGGGTTTCCCATGGGTTCCGACGAGGAACCCGGCCATGGCCGGGAAAAATCCGGATCGGAAGCTAACCAAGAACCAGGAACCAAGAACCAGGAACCAGAAGATCACCCCTCCACCCCTCGCAAGCGAGGCAGCGCATTCGACGCCTCCGTGATCGATCTCCCGGATTGGCTCGACCGCGAGGACTGGGTCAGCTGGATTGCCGATCGCAAGGCACGCAAAAAGCCGGTGACCGAGCAGGGCGCCAGACGTCAGTTGCAGCAGCTTGCTGGCTATCTCGCCGAAGGGCACCAGCCGGGCGCCGTGATCGCAAACAGCATCGCGGGCGGGTATCAGGGCCTCTTTCCTCCGCGTACCCGGAACAACCCCACGACAGGCAGGGCGCAACGCCTGGCCGACTGGACCGATGAACTGCGCGAGGTCCTGGCCGACCAAGGCCGGCCGCGCGAACGATACATGGGGACGATCGATGCCAGCCGCTGACGTCCAGCCCGCCACCCTTGGGGCGCTGGTGGTGAATGAAATGCTGCTGATGTACGGCGCCAAGTTCGCGCAGCAATGGCAGGGCCTGACGGCGCGGGAGCTGAAAGATTCATGGAATCAGAAACTGGCGGGCCTGGATGAAGTCCAGGTACGCCGTGGCCTGGTCGCTTGCCTCACCCAGGAATGGCCGCCGACGCTGCCGCAGTTCATCAAATCATGTTGCCCGTGGATGGTCCCGGAAGTGGCCTATCACGAGGCGGTGCGCGGCATGTCCGCCCGCAGGCGGGGGGAGCCCGGCGTCTGGTCGCATCCGGCGGTGTACTGGGCGGCGGTAGGCGTCAGCACGGTGGATCTGCTGGGCTGCACCTATGGGGCGATCAAGGCGCGGTGGGAGAAGACCTTGAACGAGGAACTGGCAAAGGGCGCATGGGCGGACATCCCGCTACCGCGCCCGGCGCTGCCGGCGCCCGGACAGACCATGGCGACGCGCGCCGAGGCCGAGGCGGCGCTCAAGAAAATGGGCGCGCAGAAGGTATTGAGGGACCGTGGGCGCCCGCATCGGAGTTGGATCGAAAAGTGGGAAGCGCGCATCGCTCGCGGCGATTACCCGAGCAAGGGCATTGCCGACATGATCCAGCGCGCCAAGGGCGAAAGCCAGGAAACAGCGGACCGTCTGAAGAACGGTTCCAACGGCAAGACAGGTAAACAATGCGAGGTGGCTGATGAGTAAATTGACGGGCGACGATTTGATATGGAACTGGGTACGGTGGACCTGGTCCGGCGCTACGGTGGGGAACATGGAGGTGTACGTGTCCGAAGAGGAGGACTACCGGCCCATCAACCATCACCACGCCATGGAGGTCGAGGCGATGCATGCCGCACTGCCCTGGCACGAGCGGATGATCATCATCGCCGAGTACCCACAGAAAAACGTGATGTTTGGCCAGCTGGAGGGCCGGGCGCGCATGGCGAAAGCGCTGGACTGGATCGCCGATACGACAGGCGTAGCCCTGACCGAAACCGAATACAAACTGTACCTGGGCCTGTTTCGCAGCCTGGTCGAAAGGAGGCTGGCGTGAAGTACGCGCACGAGGTGATGGATTTGATGGCCTGCTATCCCGGACGCTCATTCCGCTTGATGGAGCTGGTGCGGCACGTGTCGCATGGCCGGTCTTTGTCCCTTCCGGAAAAGACGCGCATGCAAAGAGGGATTCAGCGCGCCATGGATGCGCTGCAGGATACTGGCAGCGTGCTGATTCAAGAGCCTGTAGCGGGCGGCCACGGGCGGACCTACGCATGGCGTGTGACGGTTCCGTCACAAGCCCCCGCCCCGTAGGTCACGCAATCGGTCACAATGGGTCCGGGGCATTGCGTCCCCAGGAAATGAAGCCTCGGCCACGCGCCGGGGCTTTTTGCTTTTGGGCATGTTGCCTTGGCCTCTTCGGCAGGGCGCCGACTCGATTCTGCATGGCGTGTGACGGTTCCGTCACAAGACCCCGTTTCTCAGGTCACGCAATCGGTCACAATGGGCCCGGGGCATTGCGCCCCTAGCAAATGCAGCCCCGGCCAAGTGCCGGGGCTTTTGCATTTTGGCGCTTCGTTTCGATGCTTACTTCTTTGGCAGGACTCCAACTCCATGAGCGTTCAGATCAGCATCACAGAAGACCAGCTGGTAGCGGACCTCGTCGCCTTCTTCAAGACCTTGGTCGACTGCGAAGTTTTCCGCGGCCTGTCCAATTGGGTTCCCACTCCGCCGCGCGAGTGCATCGTCATTACGCCGCTGGCGGCGCTTGGACTTTCTGTTCCGGTCATGGCCTATGCCGATCCGTCGCCCGCGGCGGGGACGCGCAGCATGACCCAGGCCACGCAATGGTCTGCCCGGGTGGATGGCTACGGAGCACGGGCCCAGGACCTGGCGCTCACGCTAGCGATCGCCTGGCGCAGCCAGTACGGGTGCGAGTTCCTGGAGAGCCTGGGACGAGCCCAGCCGCTATACGCGGGCGAGCTCAAGCAATTGCCTTTTGACAGCGGAGCAAGCCAGACCTTCGAGCGGTGGTCATTCGACGCCGTCCTGCAGTTCAACCCATCCATCACCGTGCCGCAGCAGTTCGCGGACCAACTTCACGTGGGCCTCATCGAGGCCGACACCACCTACCCTACGGGAGCTTAACGCTATGTCCATTCCCGCCAGTGAAATCGTCCAGGTAGTCCCTGGCGTGATCGCAGCCGGCGGATCGGCGCTCGACTTGAACGGCCTGATCCTGACCAACGATACTGCCGTCCCCATCGGCACCGTCCAGAGTTTCGCGACCGCGCGCGACGTACAGCGCTTCTTCGGTCCAACCTCGACCGAGGCCGCCCTGGCCGACGTCTACTTCAATGGGTTCGACAACTCGACCCGCAAGCCGGGCAATCTGCTGTTCGCCCAATATCCGACGGCAGCCGTTTCGGCCTATCTGCGTGGCGGCTCCATGGCCACGGTGACGCTGACCCAGCTGCAGGCGCTGTCCGGCATCCTGACGGTGACCATTGATGGCGTGGCCAAGACCTCCGCCAGCATCGACCTGTCGACGGCGACGAGTTTCTCGAATGCCGCTGCAACCATCGAGGCGGCGTTCACCACCCTGGGCGCAAGTTGCACCTATGACGCGCAGCGTGCCGCCTTTGTCATCACCTCGGCTACCGACGGCGCCGCCAGCACGGTGTCCTACGGCAGCGGCACCCTCGCGTCGGGCTTGAAGCTGACGCAGGGCACGGCCGCGGTTCTGTCGCAGGGCGCAGCGGCTGGCATTCCGGCAGTGGACATGGGCCGGATCACCGACCTGACCCAGAACTGGGCAGCGTTCATGACGACGTTCGAACCCGATACGGCCGGCAAAGTGGCGTTCTCGGCCTGGACCAACGCCCAGGGCGATCGTTACGCCTACGTCGGCTGGGACACTGACGTCACCGCCACGCAGCAGGGCAATACGTCCAACTGGGCCGCCATCGTCAGCGCCAACGAGTACTCCGGCTCCGTGCCGGTCTACAAGGACGTTCAGCACGCGGCCTTTGTGCTGGGCACGGTGGCGTCGCTGGACTTCGAACGCACCAACGGCCGCGCCACCCTGGCGTTCAAGGGCCAGTCGGGCCTCGCGTTCTCCGTGACCGACGCCACCACCGCGCAGACCCTGATCGACAACGGCTACAACTTCTATGGCGACTACGCGACCAGCAACGATCGCTTCCGTTTCCTCTACCCTGGCCAGGTCAGTGGCAACTGGAAGTGGGTCGACACCTACGTCAACCAGATCTGGCTGAACGCGGCGTTCCAACAGGCGCTGATGACGTTGCTGACCCAGGTGAACTCCATCCCCTACAACATCGACGGCTACACGCTGATCGACGCTGCCTGCCTGGACCCGATCAACGCCGCGGTCAACTTCGGCGCCATCCGCGCCGGCGTGACGCTGTCGAGCCAGCAGAAGGCGCAGATCAACAGCCAGGCCGGCGTGGATATCTCCGACACGCTCCAGACCCGCGGCTGGTATCTGCAGATCAAGGACGCGACCCCGCAGGTGCGAGAGGCCCGCGGCACGCCGCCCTTGACGTTCTGGTACCTGGACGGCGGTTCCGTCCAGCAGATCACCCTGGCCTCGCTGGCCATTCTTTAAGGATTCAACATGGCGACTTTGACCAGTGCCAACTCGGTTCTGATGCTTGCGGTGGGCGGCGTGTTTCCGGTGCCGCAGAAGATCGAGGGCTATGCCTCCGAAAGTGCCTTCACCTTCGAGGCTGCCACGCCCGCGCAGGTAACCATGGGCGTGGACGGCCGCATGTCGGCCAGCTACGTGCCGGTTCCCCGCGTGCAGATCATCACGATCCAGCCCGACTCCCCGTCCATGCGCGTCTTCGAGATCTGGATGGCGGCCAGCGAAACGGCCCGGGAAGTGTTCTATGCAAACGGAACCCTCAACATCCCGTCGATCGATCGCAAGTACACGCTGACCCGCGGTGTGCTGACGCAGATTCCGCCGGCGCCGGACGCCAAGGCGATGCTCCAACCCATGGCGTTCCAGATCACCTGGCAGAACGTCTCTCCGGCGCTGGTGTGACATGGCCAGAAAGCAGACAACCCTGACCATCGGCGCCGAAGGGCGCGACAAGGGCAAGGTGTTCATCCTGACGGAGCTTTCTGCCTACGAGGCCGAGGAATGGGCCGGCCGGGCGCTGTTTTCGTTGATGAACGCCGGGGTGGAAATCCCGGACAACATCGCCGAGGCAGGGCTGGCCGGCGTGGCTGCCATGGGCATGAAGGCCATCGCCAAGCTGCCTTTCGACAGCGCCAAGCCGCTGCTGGACAAGATGATGGATTGCGTGCAGATCCAGCCCAGCCCGAATGTGACGCGCGAGCTCATGTCCGGCGATGTCGAGGAGGTGGCGACCCTGTTCACGCTGCGCAAGAAAGTCCTGGGCTTGCACCTGGATTTTTTTACGGCCGCCGCCCCATCGACTTCGGGCTCCAAGTCCACAACGGCGGCACGCGCCTGATCCGCTACGCCAATATTCCCCGGATTATTGGCGCGGTGATTTCCCGGCACCCGGGCCTGCTGCACGATCTGCAGACGGTCTATGGTGCCGAGGACCTGTACAACTTGCTTGAGGTGATTGCGGTGGACGCACACAACAGGCGCGTCCTAGCTGAACCGAGGTAATTGCATGGCCACCATCATCGATGCCTTGCTCGTCACTGCGGGGTTCGATCCGAAGCGCTTCGCGGCGGACAGCTTTTCCGGTGCGGTCAGTCTGGCCCAAATGGCCCAGAATCTGGATATGAGCACCGAGCGGCTGTCCGCGTGGCAGAAGGCGGCCGAGCGGGCGGGCGGAACTGCCGAAGCCATTTCCGCCCAATTGAAGGAATCCTCGAGCGAGGTCGCCAGATTCAACCGCGGATCCGCCGCGGACTCGCTACCTGGGTTCTTTCGCAACGGCGGCAATGTCGGCGACCTCAAAGATGGGAACACCTACCTGCTGGCCAGGTCGAGGATCATTGCCGATCTTTACCAGAAGGACAGGGCCCAGGCCGCGCTGGCCGCCCAGGACATGGGCATCAGCGAGGGCCTGTTCAATCTGTTCAAGCGCGGGCCAGACGAGCTCGAACGGCTGCTTCAGGTCCAGGAGAAACGCGCTGCCATCTCCAGCAACGATGCGGAAGCTGCCTCGCAGCTGCGCGACCGGTACCTGGACCTGCGCGACACGTTTGAATCGGTGAGCGTCAAGGTGCTGCTGGCGCTCATGCCGGCGTTTGAGCGGCTTATCTCGCTCGCACAGGGCTGGGGCGATTATCTGCTTGAGAACCGAGACGAGATCGTCGAGTGGGTCGACGGCGCGGCGCAGGCCATCGTGAAGTTCATTGATGCAGTCGATTCGGCGGCGCAGGCGGTGGGAGGATGGCAAAACGTCCTGCTCGTGCTGGGGACGCTCAAGATTCTGTCCTGGGCGAATTCGCTGCTGAGCCTGGCATCTGCCTTGGGAGCCGTGGCTACGGCTCTTGGAACCCTCGGGGGCGCTGGCGCGGCGACAGGCCTGGGTGTGTTGAAACGCTTGGGACCTGTGGCGCTGAGAGCGGCGGGACCTGTCGCGGCAGTCGTCGCATCGTTGTTCGGCAGCAAGGACTTGAACTCAGGCGAGGATGAAACCTTGGCGGCGATGAGAAATCCCGCGCTGAAGAGCAAGGAGGTCGTCGATGCGGTCAGGTACTTCGAGTCCAAGGGCTATGCCCGGGAGGCGGCCGTGGGGCTCGTGGCCAACCTGCAGGCCCAAAGCAACTTGGACCCCAGGGCCGTGGGCGCTGATGGCGTTTCCGCTGGCATCGGACTATGGAATCCGCGACGCCAGGCCGACTTCAAGCGCGTATATGGCATGGACATGCGCGAGTCCACGGTTGAACAGCAGCTGGATTTCGTCGCCAGCGAGTTGGAGAGCACCAGGCGTAGGGCTGGAGTACATCTGGCAGCCGCGACCACCCCGGCCCAGGCCAGCGTGGCCGTGTACCGCCACTTTGGGTTGAGCAAGTCCGAGGGGGCCAGCTCAAGCGAAGAGCGCAAGCTCGCCGCCGCTGCCGGAGCAATCCATGGGACGCTTTCCCTTGAAGATCAGGAACGAGGCGCCGCGGCTGCGGCTACTACAGCTGCGGCAGCGCAAGCCAGCGCTGCCGGCATTCCGAGCAGCACGGCTACCACCAACAATACCTCCGAAACCCATATCCACGGCCCCATCACGATTGTGACGCAGGCGACGGATGGTGCGGGAATCGCTCGTGATTTGGGACGAGTGGGGGGCTCCCAGAATCTCGTCCAACAAGGCAATACGGGGATGTTCTGATGCCACTTGTTCCTTTTCCCGATGTCCCGAGCAGTCCGGGCGTACCGGCGGTCTTCCGCGAAGTGACCATTCCTTCCATCTCCGAGCTGGCAAGCTTCGGGTCGGGGGCGCTGACCGATCTGATCTTCGGTCCTCCTCGCTGGGGCTTGTACGGCGCCGATGGGCAACAGATGCTGGTCTTCGAGACGTTTCTCAGCATCGCCTTCAGTGAAACCACCCAGATATCCAGTTATCCCTCGGAGCAGGGTGGGTTTTCAGCCTTCAACAAGGTCGATGCGCCATTCGAGGCGACCATCAAGCTGGCGCACGGCGGCGACCCGGCATCGCGCAACGTCATGTTGTCCGTGCTGGAGCGCATCGTCGGCAGCACGGATCTGTACTCAGTGGTGACGCCCGAGATCGTCTATCCGTCGGCCAACCTGGTGAAGTACTCGTACACCCGCGCCGACAAGAACGGCTCCAGCCTCCTGGTCGTCGATCTGACCCTGCTCGAAGTCCGGCAGACGGCCGTCCCGCTATCGCCGGCCACGCAGGACCCCAGCGGCGCGAATGAAGAGAGCAATGGCCAGGTACAGGCGTTCGAGATTGACGCCTATCCCCGGCGCGACCAGAACAAGGTGGCGGATCTGGAGCCTATCCAATGAAGAGAATTCCCTTGAGACCCGTGCCGGCGCAAACGCTCAGCGTCGTGTTGTCCGGGCAGAACTGCCAGATCGCCGTCCATCAGAAGTCGACCGGACTCTATCTGGATCTTGAACTCGACAATGCGCCTATCGTGACGACGGTGCTTTGCCATGACCGGGTACGGCTTGTGCGGGCTGCCTACCTGGGCTTCGTTGGGGATCTGGCCTTTGTGGACACCCAGGGCCACGCCGACCCGCAGTATCAGGATCTCGGCTCGCGCTTCGTCCTGGCTTACCTGGAGCCGCTGGAACTATGAGCTTCATCAAGCGACGGCTGGACGTGACCATCAGCCTGGGTAAAGGAAAGTTTGGCGACGAGCAGGGGCCTGACGTAACGCTCAGCGGCTACCGGACGACGGTGGATATTCCCGCCTACACCGCCTTCGAAAACAGTCCGCTGACCCTGCTGATCCACGGGCTGAATCAAGACCTGATGAACAAGCTGACGACGATAGGACCCGTCATGAAGGAACGCCGGGGAAAGAACCTTGTCCGGATCGACGCCGGGGACGATTCCGGTGTTCCCTGCGTGGTCTACGAGGGAGACATCCTCGAAGCCTGGGCTGGCTATGGAATGGGTGCAGAAGGTAAAGCGGCTGCGGGGGGCGTATTCACGGTCAAGGCCGAGGTGGCCGGGGCCAAGCAGCTAAAGTCCGCATCCGCCAGGTCCTTTCGCGGCGCGAAAAAGGCGCAAGAAATCATGTGCGATATCGCCAGATCGATGGGATACAAGGGTGAAAAAAGCGGGGAGGACTATGTATTGGCCGATCCCTATTTTTCCGGAACCGACATGGACCAACTACGCAGTTGCGCGAAGGCCGCCCGAGTCAACTTCACGATAGACCGCGGCGTCCTGTCAGTCTGGCCGGAGGGCGGATTCAGAAAGGGCGATCCGATTCTCGTGGCGCCGGAAACGGGGTTGATCGGATATCCGGCCTTTACGAGCAAGGGACTCCAACTGACAACGCTCTACAACCCGCATCTTGGGTTGGGAAAAAGAGTGCAAGTCATCAGCACCGTAGAACCCGCGCACGGCGAGTGGATCATTGTGAGTCTGTCCCACAAGCTGGAGGCGGAAGTCCCCGGCGGCGTCTGGCAGTCAGTGGCGGTGTGCGAAAGGAATCTCCATGGCTGAGCAATACGGATACGCAGGTCTGGCGCAAGCCGGCCAGGGCGACAGCGAGTTCGGCGCCTTGCAGTTCCTGATCAGCCAGGCCCTGAATCGAGTCAGTACGGCGACGCTCGTCAAGGTGGTGTCGGTGACGAATTCAGGCGGGCTGTCGCCGGTGGGTTTCGTCGATGTGCAGCCGCTCGTCAACCAGCTCGATGGGGCCGGCAATGCCGTGCCACATGGCGTCCTGCATCGCCTTCCTTACTTCCGCCTGCAGGGCGGAGCGGACGCCGTCATCCTGGACCCGAAGGCAGGCGATATCGGAATGGCGGCTTTCGCGAATCGGGACATCTCGCTAGTGAAGACTTCGAAGGCGCAGAACAACCCTGGTTCCTGGCGTTCGCACGACATGGCGGATGGACTGTATTTCGGTGGTCTGCTGAATGGGACGCCGGTCCAGTACGTGCAGTTCACGGCCGGCGGCATCAACGTGGTCTCACCCTCCAAGGTGACAGTCAGCGCGCCCGACATCGAATTGAACGCCAGCGCGCAATGCGCGTTGAACTCTCCCCGGATCGTGCTTAACGGCACGGTGCGGCAGGGCGGCGGATCCTTGGGCGGCACGTCCACCTGGCAAGGCGACATGAACACGCTGGGTACGCTGCGCAACAACGGCAAGGACGTGGGCAGTACCCACACGCATTCCGGCGTGCAGAGCGGGCCGGCAAATACAGGAGCGCCCAATTGAACACCCTGCTGCTAGACCGGACCGCCTGGGATCTGGTGCTCGACGCCGCGGGCAACATCGCGCTGGCGTCCAAGCCCTATGCCGTCGCGCAGGACGTCGCCAGCGCCATCAAGCTGTTCAGGGGCGAACTGTTCTACAACACCCTCCCTGGCGTTCCCTACTGGGAAGAATTCCTGGGCCATCAGCCGCCGCTGGCCTTGGTGCGAGAGCACGTCAGGCGTGCCGCGATGACGGTCCCCGAAGTGGCCAGCGCGATCTGCACGCTGACCTCCTATACCGACCGCGCCCTGGCGGGCTACGTCGCAATCACCCTGCAAGACGGAACGACGCAAACCGTCAGTTTCTGAGGAAACCATGCCGAACAACTCGAAAGTACCGCGCGTGCAGTTCACGCCGGAAGGGCTGGTGTTGCCCAACGAATCCGACATCCTGGCCGGCGTCCTGTCCGACATGGACGCCGCGTTCGGCGGCGGGCTGAATCCCGCGCTGGAAACGCCCCAGGGCCAGTTGGCCTCCAGCACCACCGCCATCATCGGCGACAAGAACAACGAATTCGCGGCCTACGTGAACCAGGTTGACCCGGCCTTCGCGCAAGGGCGCATGCAGGACGCCATCGGGCGGATCTACTTCCTGGACCGCAAGCCTGGTACGCCTACCGCCGTCATTGCCACGTGCACAGGCCTGGCGGGCGTGACCATCCCAGTGGGCGCCCGCGCCCAGGCGGTGGATGGCAATCTGTACCTGTGCACCCAGGCGGGAACCATCCCTGCCAGCGGGCGCATCGATCTTCCCTTCGCCTGCTCGGTCGATGGACCGGTGGATTGCGCGCCTGGCGCACTGAACCAGATCTATCAGGCCATCCCCGGTTGGGACTCGGTGTCGAACGCAGACGCCGCAACGGTGGGCAGCCATTTGGAAAGCAGGGCCGAGTTCGAGGAGCGCCGGCGGCAGTCGGTGGCGCTGAACGCGCGCGGCTCGATCCCCGCGATCTACGCCAATGTGGCGAACGTGGAGGGCGTCATCGATGTTTATGTGACAGAGAATGATCTCGCCGTGCCGAAGACGGTAGGCGGCGTCGTCCTGCGTCCGCATTCCATCTGGGTGGCGGTGACGGGCGGGGAGGCAGCGGATATTGCCGATGCCATCTGGCGCAAGAAGAGCAACGGTTCCGACTACAACGGCAACACCTCCTACACCATGGAGGACAAGGAGGGCTACGCCTATCCCTACCCGTCGTATGTCGTGACATGGGAAACGCCTGCGGCATTGCCCGTGCGTTTCGCGGTGCAGCTGGCTGACAACCCGGCCCTGCCATCGGACATTGTGGCTTTGACCAAGCAGGCGATCGCGGACGCCTTCAACGGCGGGGATGGCGGGCAGAGAGCGCGTATCGGTTCGACCATTTATGCGAGCCGGTTCTATGCGCCCATTTCGGTGCTGAGCCCGGCGGTCTCCATACTTTCCTTGCTTCTGGGGGCGGCAACGCCGTCGGCCGCCAGCCTGGCCGTTCCGATCAACCGCCGGCCCACGGTGACGGCCGATGATATCTCGGTGACCTTGATATGAGCGTCGCGCCGAAGCCGGGGCTGGTGGCCCGCACCCTCATCAGCCAGTACGCCAACAGTCCCACGCTGGTCCAGTTGATCAACGACATGGACGACTACATCAACCCGGACGCCGATTTCGACTCCTTCCATGACTTCGTCTGGAACGTCGAGACCGCGCAGGGCTTCGGGCTGGACATCTGGGGCAGGATCGTCGATGTCGGCCGGATGCTGACCATCCCGGGCGACGTCACCTACCTGGGGTATGACGAGGCGCTGAACTGGCAGCCCTTCGACCAGGCGCCGTTTTACACGGGCGAGCAGGCGACGCAGACGTATCGGCTGGCCGACGATGCGTATCGCACGCTGATCCTGGTCAAGGCGCTGGCCAATATTTCGGATTGCACTTCGCCCAGTTTGAACCGGCTGCTGTCGAAACTGTTTGCGGGGCGCGGGCGTTGCTACGTATCGGACACCGGAAAGATGGAGTTCCGCTATGTGTTCGAGTTTGCGCTGGCACCCCATGAGATCGCCATCCTGACTCAGTCCGGCGCGATACCCAAGCCGGCGGCGGTCCTGGCGAACATTCTGCAGGTCGATCTTTCCACCACGTTCGGATTCCACGAGGCGCTGATGCAGCCGTTCGGCTCGGGCGTATTTTTCACTTCTTCGGGGCTTATCAATGCAAGCTAGCAATGCACCCAACAAATCGGCCGTCCCGTTTGCGAACAGCGGGACGAAGAACACCATTCCTGTCGCATCGCAGACTGGAGTAACGCCCGGACTAGCGTCTTTCACCGATGGGTTTCCGCCTTTGACGATGACGCCGCTGGCGGCGGGAGGGGTTCCCCCGTATGGCGCCGATTTCAACGGGATCTTGAACTTCCTCAGTGCAGCTGTGCGTTGGGGGCAGGCCGGGGCCGGCTACTCCTACGATGTCACGTTCAGCACGGCCATAGGAGGCTATCCCAAAGGGACCGTGCTGAAGCAGGCGGCCGCGAATGGATACTGGCTGAATCTGGCTGACAACAACATGGGCAATCCCGATGCAGGCGGGGCGGACTGGATAGGGCTTCCCGCGGGCATTGCCTCTACCGCCCAGGCGCGGGCGCTGACTGATGACACGACTGCCATCACGCCACTCAAGATGGCACAAGCCTTGGCCGCCGTTACCGGGTATCAACCCTACACGTCACCCGGCGTGTATACCTTCGACAAACCGGCCGGTACGTCAAAGGTATACGTACGCGTCTATGGCGCCGGCGGAGGCGGCGCATGCGGTGTGGCCACGGCGCCAGGGCCAAGCGGCGGCGGTCAGGGTGGCTACTGGGAAGGGCTGTTTGATATCTCGGCGGTTTCGTCCGTCACTGTCACGGTCGGGGCGGGTGGCGCGGGTGGCCCGTCCGTCGGTACTAACGGCACGGCTGGCGGAGCGTCGTCGTTCGGCACTTATTGCTCGTGCGAGGGCGGCGATGGCGGTCTGCTTATCGCCAACAGTCCCGCAGGGGGGATCGTGGCAGGAACGACGGGTTTCGGGTGGCGGGGCGCATACGGTAATTGCCCGCAGTACGGGAGTGGAACGGCGCCCCTCTACGGGGGCGCCGGCGGCGGCGGATGGTCGCCGTTCGCGGGCGCTGACCCGAGCCGTGTTCCTGCGCCTGGCATGGGCGGCGGTGGGCGCATTGCCACTGCCGGCGCGGCAGGCGCCCATGGCGCCGTTCTTATTCAATGGTGAGAGATATGAGACAAATTTGGGCGCATATTCAGGGTGGCGTGGTCGCTGAACTGACCGACGTCGATCCCATGGGGCGATTCCATCCCGACTTCATTTGGGTGGGCGTGAGCGGAGAAGTCATGATTGGCGACTCGTTCAATGACGGAAATTTCTCTCGACCGGAGCCATCGCCTCTGCCTGTCAAGACACGCTACACCTCAAGGGAATTCGTTCGCCGTTTTTCCATGGACGAGCAGTTGGCAATCCGCCAGGCGCAACTTGCCGACATGGAAGTCGGCCTTGTCTACGACGATTTCAACCGGGCGGACTTCATCGACCTGGAGGACCCAGCCGTCGCTGCGGGGATCGATCTGTACGTCAGCAAAGGTTTGCTGCTGCCGAAGCGGCGCGATGAGCTTCTTGCGCCAGATATCTGACCGTTCCATGGCGTACAGATGTCTTCAATACCATCTGGTGTATGCACAGGCCGCGCTTCGCGGGGTCATTTCTTTTCCAAAAGGAGGCGAAATTGAACGTCCAAGATTTCGATGCCCTTGCGGCAAAGTTCGCCGGCGTTCTGGGGGCCGCTGTTTCGATGCGCTATTTGCAAGGATCGTGGCCGGCCAGGCTGAGCATGGCCGGAAGCGGTTCGCTGGTGGCGTATTACGCGGCCCCGTATCTATCGCTGCTGCTGGAGATTCCGGAAGGCCTTGCCGGGTTCTTGACTGGCATGTTCGGCATGGCCGTCGTCTCTCGCGGATGGGATGTGGTGCAGGCTGTTCCCATAGGCGCGTTGTGGCAGGCCGTGATCGACCGAGTGCGCGGCAGAGGGGCCTGACGTGCATCGTTCTATTCATCCGGAGAGCTCATCCGTGAGCGCGTTTCAGCTATCACTACGCAGCGTGGATCGCCTCGTCGGTGTGCATCCCGACCTGGTCGCGATTGTCAAACTGGCGATTCAACGAACGCTGACCGATTTCATCGTGATCGAGGGAGTCCGAACCATAGCGCGGCAACGCGAGAATGTGGCCAAGGGCGCCAGCCTGACGATGGCCAGCTACCACTTGCCGCAGGCGGATGGCTGGAGCCATGCCGTGGACCTTGCCCCTCTGATTGATGGGGCGATTCCCTGGAGCAACTGGCAGGCCTTTGTCGATCTGGCCGTTGTGGTCAAAGCATGCGCAGCGGAACTCGCGGTTCCCGTGGAATGGGGTGGCGACTGGAAGACGCTCAAGGACGGACCGCATTTCCAGATTCCGCGCGATTGGAAAGGGAGCGCGTGA